TGTCTTAAAAAATATTTATTTACACATGTTAGATCAAAGTTTGTAAAAATTCAGGCAAATGAATGGGACATCGCATTGTTTTTACCAGTACAAAAATTCAAAAAGGCCGCCGCTTCGAAGGTTTGGTCAGATTCTGCTAGGAGATCATAAATGGCGTCAATAGATAATTTTATTGCAAATATTTCGGCTACAGGTCTTACTCAGGCAAATAGATACGAACTTAGAATCACACCACCAACTATTGGATTTTTGCAGAATCCAGACAATTTCTTAAGATTTCGTGTTCCATCTATTACTTTGCCGGGGAAAACTATTTCAACAACAGAAACAAAAATTTATGGCCCAATAAGAATGGCGCCATATACGACTACATACGATCAATTAACCTTTAATATATATTTAAGTGACAACTTAAATGAAAGAGATTGGTTCGAAAATTGGTTTCACCAAGTTATAGATTTTGACACACACAAAATTTCATATTATAACGACTATGTGGCACCACAGGCAGAGTTCATTACATATGATAAAAACGGCACCACGAAGCACAGTGTAAAATTTGAGAATTTATACCCAATAACCATAGGGCCTGTTGAATATGCATATGCAAATGAAGAACCAGCGCAATGTCAGATTACAATGTTCTATAGAAAATATCGTTCAGAATTTTCCGAAACTCGAGCGGCGGGCCGTCAATGGTTTCGAGAATGGTCTAAAAACCTACTACTTGGTGGTTCTGGGGGATTATAAATTAAATTATTTTTGAAGAGGATAAAATATGTTACCTACAATTAATGCACCAACATATGATTTGACTATACCATCAACAAATGAAAGTGTGAAATTTCGTCCGTTTTTGGTCAAGGAAGAAAAAATTCTTCTGATGGCACAAGAGGGAGAAGAGTTACAAGAAAAAATTGATGCGATAAAACAAATTATTGGAAACTGTTTAGTATCTGATGTAGATGTTGATAAACTTTCTACATTTGACATTGAACACATTTTCATCAAACTTAGAAGTAAGTCTATTGGAAACGTAATTGGTTTGAGTTACAATCGGGAAGATTGTACAGAAGAAGGAGCGGGGCAGGGGGGCTGTCAAATTCCTTTCACATTAGACTTAGAAAAGGCAGAGATTGAAAATCAAGAAGGACACACCAATGAATTGAATCTAACGTCAGATATTAAAATTATTATGAAGTATCCAGATTTTAATATCTTAAATTCTGTATTAACTGCAGATAGTGTAGATGATGTAATTGATGTTGTAGCTACTTGTATTGACATGATCGTTGATGGAAGTGAAGTATATAATGCGTCTGATTATTCAGAAAGTGAATTAAAAACTTTTGTTGAGAATTTAACACAACAACAGTTTGAATCTATTAACAATTTTTTCAATACAATGCCAGAAACGGCGTGTGATGTAAATATTGTTTGTAGAAAATGTGGATGGAAAAAATCGATGAAAGTAAAAGGAATTACCGATTTTTTTTCCTAAGTTTAAATCATGAGTCCCTTGCATCGATGTATCGAAATAATTTTGCGTTGATGCAGCACCATAAATATAGTTTGAGTGAATTAGAAGATATGATACCGTGGGAAAGAGAGATATATTTAAATCTTTTGATAAACTATATTAAAGAAGAAGAAAAGCGTAGAAAAGACGCAATGAGGAGTTAATATGGAAGAAGAAATTAAAACATCTGGACATCACCCCGCCGATACTAATGGAGATGGAAAGGTTTCAAAAGAAGAAGAAAAGATGTATCTTGAGTTTAAAAGAAAAGAACTAGAAGATGCTGACGCTCGCAGAGATGCAATGCGTCAAATGGCCTGGTTCTCTTTATTCGGTATGTTACTCTATCCCTTCGCAGTAGTGATTGCAGTAGTTGCAGGATTGGATCAAGCATCAAAGATTCTGGGTGACATGGCGGCAACATACTTCGTTTCTGTCGCTGCAATTGTGGCCGCATTCTTTGCGGGCAACGCATATTCAGATAAGAAGAAGTAATAAATGGCAAGTCCTGATCTAAAAGCGGTAACAGAAAAACTTATCAGACAAAACCAAGAGGAATTGTCTGCGTCATTTGGCGCTGCAACCGATCAGTTGCAATCTGCCGCCGCTAGACAGGCCCTTGCAGAAGTTGCTGATATTCTTGGACAGCAAGAAGGTGTGTCTGTAAAAGAATTCAAAGAAACCAAAAAGAAGATTGACCTTCTTGATGCTGATTTGGCACAACTAGAAGGTGCTACTGACCAAGAAAAGAAAGCACTTCAAGAGATATTAAGAGCATCCCAAGAAAGTATCAAACAAAACACTACATTTAAAAAATCTATTGGTGATCTTGCAACAAAGACAGTAGAAAATTCAATTAGTGGAATTGGTGGAGTTATTACAGGTGCATTGAGTGGCAGTCCACTATTAGCATTTGGTGCATCATTTGTTGGTGACAGAATTAAACAATTCAGAGAAACAAGGAAGGCAAATAAGGCAGAGGAAGAAGAGAGACAACGAAGAATTGTAGAACAGAGAAAAATTGAAGAAGAAGAATTTTCTGTTTTAAGAACACAAATATCAAATGAAGAAGCAATCTCAAGAGCAAATATAACATCGGAAGAAGTAGCAGCACAAGCACTTGCAAGAGGTATTACTGAACAAGAAGTTATTGACGAACAAAAGAATGCTATAATTCGTCAGGCAAAGATTGCAAAAGAGGCAGAAGATGCAAACAAGGCAAGAGAAGATGAAATCGAGTCTATTAAAAGAAGTTATGGACTTGATGTGTCAGAATCCCCAGTATCTGTCCCACAATCAGAATCCCCAATATCAGATGATAGAGAAAATATTACAATACCATCTCCATCTCCATCTGAAAATGTTCAAAGTTTATCTACAGAAGAGGCATCAGCTCCAAGTGAAATTTCTCAAATTACTGCAACAAAATTAGATGAAGTAAAAGAACAACTTGGAGAAAACAGTCCATATCTAGAAGAAGTAGTAAATCTTCTAAAATTCTTGCAGGATACTTCTGACAATCCATCTCCATTAGATTTAGAAAATCAAAGAGAAGGTAATAGAGAAAGTAAAATAGAACAAGAATTAGAGAAAAAACAAATCAAACTTCTCGAACAGATTGCAGAAAACACTGGAAACTTAGATGAAATTTCAGGTGAAGGTGGTGGTCTTTTAAGCGGAATAATAGATGCCGTCACCCCAACTGCCGGGATATTGGGTACCGCTGCCCTGACCAAAAAAGGAATTAGAGAACGAGTAGGTGGAGCAGTAAGAGGTGGTCTAGGAAGAGTTGGTTCAGTAGTAAATAGAGCAAGCGGTGGTAGATTTGGTAGACTTGGTAATCTAGTAAGGAATGCAGGATCTGGAATTACAGGAAGAGCAAGAAGTCTAGTCGGTGGTGGACTGAATGCCGCAAGAGGTGCATTGGGGGGAATTAAAAGATTTGGAGCAAATGCACTGAAACTTGGTGGTGGTGCAGTAGCAGGACTTGCTGCAACTGGAGCAATGAAAACAGCAAGCGCAGCAAGCAATGTAATGTCTTCAATGCCTGATAGGATAAAAGGTATTGGTACTGCAATATCAGATAATCTTCCAAAAATGCCAAATATTTCTATACCACCAAAAATGTCATCAGTTATGGATAAAATAACAGCGCCGGCAAAAGGCGTTGGTGCAAAAATAAGTGGACTGGCATCTAGAGTAACTGGAAAGGGCGCCGCAAGTGTTGCTGCAAAAGGTGCTGCAACAGCTGGTAAAACTGCTGGTAAAGGACTAGGAAAATCTTTATTGAAAAAGATCCCTGGCGTTGGTTTACTTGCAGGGTTAGGATTTGGTGCTCAAAGAGCATTTAGTGGAGACTTCTCTGGTGCAGGCCTAGAGGTACTTTCTGGACTCACTAGTATAGTTCCAGGCTTTGGTACTGCTGCGTCAATGGCGATTGATGGTGGACTTATGGCAAAGGATATGGGTGCATTTGATGGTAAGGAAGGTGCAGTACCAGAAGTAACTGTTGAAGATCAAAAGGCAGACCTACAGGCAAAAATTGCAGAGGCAAAAGATAGAATTTCTAAAAGTGAAAGTGGTGAGAATGTTTATTGGGGGAGAGATTCCAAGGGTAGAGAAGAAGATGCTGCGGAATTGGAAAAACTACAGAGTGAGTTGGACAAATTAAATGTCTCAGTAGATACATCAAATATGAAAGAACCGTCCAAAGAGGAATGGGATGCAATGAGCCCTGCAGAGAAAACAGAGCATAGACTGGATCAAAAACTGCGTGAAATAAATGATGTTGAAAAATTGTCCACAAACTCCGCCTCAAGTGACGTTCCTAATAAAAAATTACAAGCATCTAATATGATGGATAGTGTTGCTATGGATAAATCTACAGCAGATGCGAAACAGGCCGCAAATATTATTAATGCACCACAACAAAACACGGTGAATAATGTAACTAATAATTCGACAATTATGCCTAAACAAAAACCAGAAGTAAGACATACTGATGGTGCTGTAAGAGATGCTAGATTATCACTAGTAGGTGCATGGTAGGAACCTTTCAGTCCCTACACATAACTCTTTTTGCTTCTTCGTATAAACCCTGCTGTACAAGAACGTGTGCGGCTCTTGCTCTTCCAATACGTTCAAAAGTTTCTAAAATTCTTTTAAACATCTTTTAAATCCAAATAGACATAAACATAACTGCAGCCACAATAGTAAGTGATAATGTAAGAATACTCAAACTCTTAATAATTTCTTCGACACTCATTTTATTCTCCTGTGTATGATATGTGTGAAATGTCAGTGATTCTGACACTAATATTTATTTCGCAAGTGCAGAAAACCCTTATGTCATTTTCACATTTTCGCTATGTAATTTAAACATATCTAAAATAAAAAAAAGGGCAAGGATTTCTCCCTACCCTTTCCCACACTCAGTTCTTTGTATGCGATAATAGATGGCGGCCGAGTGTGTCGTATACCCTCTATTACCTGTATGGACTCTGTGTTGTGTCTTACACTAACACTTCAGTGCCACCAACTGTTTAACTTTCATCTGCAAGACGTTCAAAGTAAGAGATTGAATCATCTTCTTCATCTTCATTATATGGTACAGACTTTGGTTCTGGCGCAGGCGCAGATTTAGTCTGAGTAGGTTCAGTGTAGTATGAAGAATCATCAGAAACAAAATCTGTTTCTACTGAAACTGCAGACTGTTGAAGTCCAAGAACACGATCAAGGCGTTCCTTGAGTTGTTCGTAAGACTTGAACTTCTCTTCACTTACAAACTCTTGCAATGAATATAGTTGATTATAGATTGTTTCCAATTCTGAATCATCATCTGCAAGTGCTTCTTGAGAATCGAATTCAGACTTATCATAATTTCCATAACCATCAACAGTGCGATACTTCAGTTTGAAGTTGGCACCATCCCAAAAATCAAATGGGTTGTAACGAGACTCATCTTCAAAATTAGGATTCATTGCCTCGTTCAACTTGTCAAAGATTTTCTTACCATATGAGTAAAGAAAAACTTTTCCTTCATTATCTGGGTTTGCAGGATCTTTTACAACATAAATGTTCGAAAGGAACTTAAGTTTACGTTTACGATCACGGGCAAGGTTTTGATTGTCTTGTGAACCAGTACTCCATAGTTCAGTATTAGACTCACAAACAGGACACTGTTTGTTGATTGTAGTAAGACAGTTATCAATCAACCAACCGCCTGGGCCTTTAAAACCATGATTGAACACACGAACCCAAGGAATATCTTCACCATCTACAGGGGGAAGGAAACGAATTACAGCATAACTGTTACCATCTTTACCAATAGTTGGTTTCCAAAATCGATCATCGATATTTGATGTGGTTTGTTGTGGGGATTGGGTTTTTTCCAACTCTTCCGCAAGGCGAGCAAAGTTAGAGCGACCTTTTTTAAGGTTTGCAAAAGACATAATTTTCTCCTTTATACGTTATATGCGTTTTGTATTTGTACTAATATACTATATTATCCAAAGTTTGTCAACTAGTTTTTTTAATTAATTGACCATAATCTTCATAATAATCATCAATCAATATGTCCCTAAGAACATTAACATAATAATTAACATCTATGTCTAAGAAAGACATATAGTCTTTTACTTTCTTAGTATAGATAGGCCAATAAGTTGTATCATTTATTTTGACCTTATCTACGAAAGCAAAAATCTTTTCAAAGATAATTAAAGTTTCTAATGAAAGTTCTCCACGTTTTTCTAAGAATACAATAAATGGGTAGTCATTGTCAATAGATTTAAATATGGAATTAAACTCTAAATTTTCTTCAGACGCCTTTGTAAACAACACATGACAATCATTAGTAAACGTATACTTTATACTTTGAATTCTTTTCTTCCAATTTTTATATGTGTCGTAAGATTCTTTATCTAAAAGATTTCCTGTCCACATAAACTCATTACGAGAAATAGCAAGATTACCATTTTCTGTTACATTCAAGAACAATGCAAGTAAAAATTCTTCCAAACTTTTTTTATCAAACCTTCTGGAAAGTTCTTCGAAAGTTCTTCTGTCTCTTCTGTTATAATAGGTTTCTTTCTTTGGGGAAACTTTTCCTTTGTACTTTATAAAATCATACTCACTATTAAAATGAGTTTTCATTGCAAGGTAAATTTTAAAAGCCTCAAAGTCATCTATCTTCTTTCCAGACATGGTAATCATAGAGGCAATTTTTCTGTAGACTTCTGAACCATGTTCAGTCCTTCTGCCTCGTATTTAATTTTTTCTTTTATGAAAGGACTCAAAAGAGAAACTACATTTTCTATTTCTAAATTGTTCTTCTCACAATAGTATGTGATTGTATCAATATATGAACTGTTTAATTTAGAAACTTGTTTTTCTATCTCCTCACTAAATTCTTTTGAACTCTTAAGTTTCAACATTATATTAAATTCTCCTTAGATTTACGTTACATCGTATAATTTACTATTATACTCTATAACGTAAAATTTGTCAATAGTTTATTCTGATTTCCAGATAGTCCAAAGACCGTAGACAATCGCTGCGTATGCAGCCCATGTAATCAAACCATCAAAGAGCAGTGCAACAACACCCATTGCAATAAGTGCGCCACCATCCCATGATGTTCTTTCAGTTAATCTATCTTTAATCCAATTTA